GCCCCAGTTGTCCAAAATCGATGCATCAGCGCCGGCAATCATTTGCAAAGGGTTATTACGATAAAGTTTTGTACTACTGGTCGTTGTCGTGTTATCACTCAATAACGCAAACCGTGTCGGGTAAGCTAAATTAGATTGGATAGCCTGCATCGCCTGTGCTGTTGTTGCTCCATCGAGCTCAAGCGCTTCGACAAAGTTCTGTGCCAGATCATAAGTAATATGTTGTGCATAGACGGTAATCTTGTTGTCATCCTGGTCTTTTACGTGTTTATAGATGCGGAAAAGCTGATCGTCCTGCTTGTCGTTAGCTTTCGCCTTTATAATCATGCCGTCAGCAATCTGGTCAGCAAATCGACCATCAACGTCATATTCCAGCTGCAGCTCACATGTACTATTCAACTCTTCTGTAACTGTTGCTGATATGGAGTCACTTAAAAGGCCGATACCATTATGCGTAAAGTCTGTTTCATTGCGCGCATATAAACGTGGTATCATTACCTCCACCTCCATCGTGGTAAAATTTCTAACTTTGTAATGTCGCCATCAATATTGACTGTTTGCTGACCCTCGCCAATCACTGGAAAATCACCGACCATATGGCTATTCATGTTCTGGAGCAATCCAGTTTCGGTCGTCAAATAAGCGTTTTTCATCGCACAGTCAATTTCGATAAAACTGCCAATGTTGATCAGAGCCACTGTTTGATCGCCAAAATAAATGTGACCCGATCCATTGAGATATACCTTGATGTACGGCTCACTTTCATATCCAGGATTACTCAAAACAGTCTGGCCAGTAACAGTTGTAATTGCTGGATCTGAGCTATAGCTAAACGGATCAAGTGTAAAAGACGCCGGAAATGAGCCATAATACAGATCATCATTATTGGCATCGTCAAGGCTGACCGACTTAATCTTTCGGTAGACACCTAGATCATCCTCAAAATCGAGTGTCTGCGCACGAAATAGTGCCAGCTTAAACGTTCGGTAAGCTGATGCAAAGGGCACTTCAGACTCCAAATAGTTAAATTCTAGCTTAAACGGCACGTCGTTAAGGGCGTACTTTTTTGTCAATGACCCGTGCCGCCCGCGAACTTGGATGTGTTCAACTTCCTGTTCCGCTGTAGGAATCGTTGGCCGCTCAGTCAAACTCATATGATATTGTTCAATCGACACTCCATCAAGTCGCATAAGCTGTCCCACCTACTGCTGCAGCTTTACGATCAGCTTTCCAGTTGATCACGTCACTAACCTTTTCTGCAATTTTATTAATATCATCGTTGCTGCGCACCGTCGCATTAATCGTCACGTGATTGTTATTCGTTATTTGCGAAGCTAATTGGTTCTGTGCCATCTGCGGAAGAGCAGACAGCATACGATTTGCTACGGCATCCGCAAAGGGATTCATAGCATTCCCGACAAGGGGCAGTGCTGCTTCTTTACCAGCTTCACCAATCCCGATAATTGATGCCTGGTCAAAAATACCGCCATTTGCATACCAGTCCACACCGATATGCGGAATAGACGGCGGATTCAAACTAAATTTACCCTCTAATTTAAAGTGCGGAAGCTTGATGCTTGGCAGGCTAATATGCATACCGGCAAAAAAGCCTTCAATCGCATGTACCGCTCGGCTGATTACTCCCTTAGCTGCGTTAATTGGTCCTGTAATTGCAGACTTAATACCGTTCCAAACAGCGGAAGTCGTTGAACGGATACCGTTCCAAACACTAGAAACAGTAGATGATACGGCATTTACCGCAGCCGAAACGCCGGAGTGAATCCCATTCCAGACACCTGAAATAACTGATCGGATGCCATTCCAAATGTTCGAAGTTATCGACCGAATCACATTCCACACAGCTGTTATTACAGCTTGCACACCATTAATTTCAGCGGAAATAATTGATCGTATAAAGCTCCAAGCAGTTGAAATTACGGCTTTAATTCCATTCCAGATAACAGAAGTTACGGATCGAATCGCATTCCAAACGGCTGAAATTACCGTGCTAATTCCATTAAAGATTGTCGTCGCGATAGCCTTAATTCCGTTCCAAACACCTTGTATGAAGCCAGAAATAGCGTTCCAAACAGTTGTAGCGTTAGAAGAAATACCATTCCACAGATTAACGAAAAATCCGGATAATCCTCCCCACACAGTCTGAGCTAAGGAGACAATTCCCTGCCATAACCCGCTAAGCCAGATGGTAAATGCCGTCCATACGCCTTGTAGCCAGGTCGTAATTGCCCCCCAATTTTTTATGATCAATATTACCGCTGTTACAGCAGCGATTATGGCTAAAATGCCGATAATCCATGGCAAAATCGCTATATTTAAAGCCCCGATCGATAGCGTCAGCACACCAGTCTGTACCGAAAAGGCACTAAAAACAATTCCTAAAGCAGTCATCACAGGCGCTAAAATGGTCAACAAAGCAATTAAGCCACCAAATATTTCAATGGCTACTCGTACAGGACCAGGAAGATTGCCAAAACCCGCAGCTATTTGACTCACAACTTCGATTAATGGCTGCAGATCCTGAATTAAATCGCTGCCAATCGTCTTCATTTCATCTTGCAATTCACGAAGCGACTGGTTCCACGTTTCTCCTGGAGACCGTTGATTAAAAGCTGCCGCCTTTCCGGATACATCATCCATGGCATGGCCGGTCTTGCTAAAAGCTGCAACTGCCTTGTCTCCTAAATCCTCAAATTGAGTACCCATCGCCGTGTTGCCCAACGTATACTTTTTTTGATGATTCGTTGTATTGGCGATGTCCTTGTTGATTGACTGGAAAACCTCAGCTGCTGTTGCCTTGCCATCCTGATACTTCTTAAAAAGTTCCTGTGTATCGCTTGAATAGCTTTTAATGGATTTATTGATCGTGCCATCTTTTAAACGGATACCAAATTCCTTAACCGCATCAGCCGCTTTATCGGTATTGAAGGCACCACTACTCATGCCTTGGCTGATCACATTAAGCATGTCCTTTGCGCTGAAACCTGCTTGAGCAAATTGCGGTGAATATTCGTTCAGCGTGTCTAGGAAGTCATCTGATTTGTTCAACCCGTTTTGAAAACCTGAAGCAATCAAGTCGAGCGATTGATCTGCGGACACACCAAAATGATTCATAAGTTGAGATGCAGCACGAACATTCTCATTCACATCGGTATCAGTATGTTTTCCAATACCGATAACCTTATTTGTCACTTTTTCAAGATCGGCATTGTTCAGGTCGCCCATATATGACTTGACGTCCTGGACTGCTTTCGATGCAGTTTCCATCGAATCCGTCACACCACGTTCAAAGACACGGTTAACGACGCTCTGAAGCTTTTCAGCTTCACCAGCCGTCATGTTGAAGTTCGCTTGAATGTCGACCTGACTGTCCGCGATTTCAGACGCACCTTCAACAGCTGTCTTTCCGATATCAATCAGTTTGTCACCGACCGCTGTCAGTTTCTCACTCGCCCCCATAAACAGTCCGGCAGAAATTTTTTTACCTAAACTGTCCATGCTTTCAGCTGCATCGGATCCGCTCGACTTAATCTTTTCAAGCTCATTATCTAAATTAGCAATGGATGCTTTAGCCGCATTCAGACGAGATGCCATCTGATTGGCTTCTGTTGAATTTTGACCGTATTCTTGTTCAGTTAAGGACAACTGTCGTTCGAGATTGGCAATGACTTGCTTTGTGATCGTCGCTTGTTGCTGGACGTGATCTTGCGCAGCAGCCATCTTATCGGCTTCCGACGCGTTTGCACCCATCTTGGCTTTCTGCAGGTCATACTCACTGGATAGGCGCTTACTGGAAGATTCGAGCTGCGTCTCGGCAGACTGCAAATCGGACAGAGCTTGGCGACGACGTGCTGATTCATTCGTTGCCTGTGATTCGGATTCTTTCGCTTTATCAAGCTGTGCTGAAGTTTGGGCGATCCGGTTAGCCAATTGCTGTTCAGCAATCTGAGCACGACGCAAAGATGTTTCCATTCTCGAAGCTTCTGTCGAATTATCACCAAATTGACGCTTAACAGCTTCCAGCTGTTCTGCAGTCGCTTGTGTGCGTTGTTGTGCTACGGCATATTGTTTTTGGAGACTGTTCAGATTCGATCCGAGTTTATCTGACTCTGATCCCGTAAGTTTCAGCTGTTCCTGCTCTAGCTTCAACTCCTGACGAAGTTTCTTCCCCTGATCATTCATTTCACTGATTGCCTGGTTATATTGCTGATTAAAGACTTTAAAGGTAACCTTTGCATCATCGGCCATTCCGTTTCGCCTGCCTTTCCTCCTCGGCTGCTTGCCAAGCACCGATCGCTGATTTGTTTTCTGCGATTAATTGCACGGATTTTAATGGTAAATGCCAGAAATCGTGAGGTTCGATGTCAAAAATAAAAACGTAAAGGGCATATAAGTCCTCTACGTTTTCGATCACGATTTCCGGCACTTTTAGTTTTTTCCGCTAGCTGCTCGCTTCAAGAATTGTCCCTGAAATTTTTGCCGCGCTTTCTTTGAGATCACAGCAAAGTAAATTGGGAAATCCGCTTCAATATCCAGCGAATAATTCTCCAGAAAGTCCTCAAATTTCATATAGTCCTTCGAATTTGCTTGCCGATAAGCTGCATAGACACCCTGCAAAACAGAAATTGGATCCAAATCGGGATCTGAGCTGCCTTTTTTCGGCATAAATCCTTTCAAAAAATTGC